GTAAAGCCCAGGAAGTCAGAAACTAGACTACCTGGATCTTCCAAACCGAGGACAAGCTCACGGAGAACACCCTGCTGCATAAACTGCATGTAGGATGGCTCCATGGCAATAATCCTCGGGCTCCGCAGCGTTTTCGGTACAGAGATCACCTTTACAGGCAACTCCGCACCAGGCTCCAGGAACTCGACATGCTCCAGAAGTTCGTAGAACTTCCACAATGGAAGAGCGAATTCCCCATAAGGGAAAACGTCTTCCAAACGTGAGGACCATTGTCGCATATGGAACTTGTTGTTTCCAACAAGCCCATCTGCGGTGGCCCCAGGACCATGCTTGGGCTCGATCGTCCCGTTGTAGATCATCAGATCTACTTTCGAGAAGATCTCGTCGTAAAGGAAGTGGGAAATCGTAGAGAAGTCCGATAAGAACTCCTCCTCGATTGTACTTTCCCACTCCTCGAGCTCTTGTTCGATCTCGACATAACCCTGCATTGCGCGAGTCACCCGTGAGTCACTACACGGGAGCTCGATCTTCTTGAACAGGCCAGTTAACTGCCTGATCGCAAAGATGCAATCAATGCTGGGTTCGTCGAGCAGTCTTCCACTCTCCTCGTCAAACACTTGACACATCATACCTTGCAGGAATGCAGGGATTGATGCCAGCTCTGACGGAACTGGGGTGCGCGTCTTAGAGTTACCAAGACGTGCACGCTTCCAGCCCGGCCAGAGTTGAAGGTCAACTCCACCTTGGTCGAGACCTCTTTCGAAGTCTTTTCCAAAGTCGGGAAGGGTTATCGTCATAAACGAAAAACCCTCGTGTTTGATCCGACTTCTGACGGTTTTAATGTCAGAAGTAGTGCAAGTGTGGCACCACTCCGCCAATTCTTCGGCAGAGTTGCACCAGAGATCTATCAGGCTTTTCATATTCTCCTCTTTCATCAAGGGGTAGAGTATCCTGAGTCACGTTAGATCCGCAGCTCTTTCGAGCACCAGGCAGATTATGCCTCGATCTGTTCAGAACCTCTCAGTTCTGACCCTGCGCAAGACGCAGGGCGTTGGCGTTCGACGTAGCCGTGAGCCACAGTGTTAGTGCGTTCACGGACAACACCGCGACAGCGGGATCAACGATCCCGTTCGTAGCAGGTGTGTCGAGTACCAAGTACGCGGATGTCGACTCGTAAGCCGAGATCCCCGTTGCGTAAGGGTTGGGATTAACCAACCCCACGTTGAGGCGCGCCATTCGACGCGTTCTCTTCCCATACTGGTGACTGATCTCAAGAGAGAAATCAGCACCACCAGCCACGGCCTTGTAGAACCTACCGGAGTTGACTCCGGAGGACACTCGGTCGAGGCTTTGGGCAACGGCGTTGTACGTGACAGATTGCGGATCGGCGAATGCCATGTGACAGAACTCCAATGTGAGGGATGCCGCTTCGGTAGCGACATCTTGGTCGAGCGGGACGTGAAAGCGCCCCCCGCCCAGGACACGCAACTACCAATGGCTAATGCCGATAGCTGCCAGGATTGACTTCTGGGTCAAGGAAAGACCCGTGTAAGTCAAGCCGAAACCGTACGGTGATGCAGGCCACCTGGTCTTCCACTCATCTGTGAGTGTCAACGAACAACCTGATGCGACGGAGTTTCCTCCGCCGAACCAGATTGTTTGGTTGCCTTTATGGGTCATTATATACCCATAAAGGAGGACCAAGCCGTCTTTGCCTATGGCGCCGATGTTGCGAGCAACATCGCCGACATTTAAGGCCCAGTCGACGGCCCACGACCACAGAGCAGCGTCCCAGAGAGTCTCAGGTGTTATATTGAGACCAAGAACATGATCCGCATAATCGCGGAATTTCTGTGAATCAGACATGTTCTTCCGGGATACAGGGAGGTAATAGTAAAACGCCCCCTTGAACCAAGTCCTACTGAATGTTGTTGAAACGTAGGAATTGGCGGTGCTCTGCGAAAACCGTCCAGACTCGGTTGCGTCAACTGAATAGATGACGAAACCTTTTTGGACGGAGTCCGTGGAAGTCTGCTCAGGGAACTCATAGCCGACTCTGGTTATATGTCCAGAGCCGTCCTGCCGCTGACGAAGGAATTCGTCAGAGTCTTTGACAGCATGCATACAATCCATGATGTCGCTGACGAACGGCAGCCAACCAAACTGAACGTTGAGGTACTCGTCTCCTAAGTGTTTGAACTGTAAAGTTCGCTCACGCCAGAGACTTGAACCGACCATTCTTGGAATGGCACGTACACCAATTGACTGGGCGATAGCTTCACCGCCTGCAAATGATGGTCTGGTTGGTAGAGTTCG